CTTGTATTTTCAAAAACCATTCTCTCTGATTCTTTCATTGATCCTTCTGCGATCAACTTATCTTCTAACTCTCTTATCTCCATGCGCTCTTTAATGTTTTGTGGAGCAACTAAGAACGGCATTAATACATTTTTAATAATTTCTTCTGGAAGCAAAAGGAACTCGTCAAGCACAAGAATATTAGCTCGGAATCCTCGAATCTTTTCGCCGTTAAGAGGAATAGCTACTATACTACCACCATTGATTTGCCATTCAAATTGATCATTTCTTTTTGCTTTTGCTCCAAAGCATTGAGCAAGTAATTCTGCACCTTTGCTATCTACAATTTTTTCAAGATTATTAAAAATAAAACGCGCAGTTCTAAATGTTGGACCAGCAATAAGAATTTTTGTATTAGGTTCAAATATGCATTGAAGAAAACAAAATACTGCTGCCATAAATGATTTTCCACAACCACGACCGAACACGCACATATTAAAATTTCTATTCATTAAAGCTTTTAAATGTACTTCTTGATACGGAGCTAATTTAACTCCGCTTATTAGTTCAGTTGTAAATCCAATATTTGCTCTTAAAAATTTAGCTAAACTTATTCTAGCCTCTTTATCATTAAGATAGCCCTTAAGCTCTGCTAGTTCAGCATTAACGTCTTTAACTTCTCTTATATATTTATCTGGACAGTATATCATAAAAGTTTTAAATCATATGCCAATTGAAGATCTACTTTACTATAAAAACATTTACTAGCAAATATAGATTGAATTGTCCTCTTCATCTCTTCTCTACCATCAACAAATAAAAATTGCAAATTACTATATTCTTGAATCAAGGATCTTACGTTATGAAATATATATTCTGGAGTAGCTTTAATCTTTTTGCTAATATGAGGAAGATATTGAAAGCTTAATGCATTTGCTAGTTTTTCTTCAACAATAACAATTAAGTAAGAATTATTCTTTTGAGCTTTATCTATTTCATTTTTGAATCTATCAAAATTCTTGACGCTTAATGTGCTTATAAAGTCACTTAAGCTTTTTCTTTCTATATAACACCCACAGTTATCATTACTACAAGCATAATCTCCAAAAGATAATGTTTTAATTTCGAATGGAATATCAAATTTAAGCCAACTTTGCTCTCTTGTATCAACGTAAATTGTATCTTTTTTATTTAATTTGTTAGTAAATTGATTTGTTATATTACATGGATGAATAAATTTATTTTCCAAACCAATACTTGAACACACATCATAATAGTCACGAAATATTTTATTATAAAATACAATTGATGGACTCATTATAGTTCTAAGCTCTATCTGTGATGGAGAATATATTAGATTTTTATCTTTCTTTCTTTTGATTAAAAGATTTCTACAATATTCTTGAGCTTGATCTAATGGTTGTTCTTTAAGCCATTTTTTCATATTATTCTTATCATTAAAATCACTATTTAAGTATTGATCTTTAGTTTTGAAATTAATTGTTTCGCCAGTAAGAAGATCTTTTTTGGGATAATAAGCGTGATAGTATTTCTCTTTATTTAAACCATAACCTCTTAATGCAAGATGAAGACTTTTCTCATCTTTAAATTCTTTCCCATCTACTTTACATATCACACTCATCCATTTAAAATCTCATCCTTTGAGATTCCTAATATTTTACATTTAATTTCATCCATACTAGATAAACGATCAATTTCTTTTTCAATAGTTTTCTTGCGAAGATCTGCCATCTTTAGAAGTTTAGATCTACTCTCTTCTTCTTTCCACATTTGCACAAGATTAATAATTGATGCAGTTTCTTTTACTTGTTTGCTTAGTCTATCACTTCTCTTAACCTTTAAATCATTATTTAATTTTTGTTGTCTATTAACACAGTCGTTATATTCTTTACGAGCAGTACTACTTGCTTCTACAATTGTCATTGGAATTTTTCCATCTTCTTGCATTGATAACTCGATTTGATTTTGAAGCACATTAATTGTTTGCTGTATGCTTGATGATATAACTACTTCTGTACAAAGAACTATGTATTGATCAACTTCTTCTTGAGTTAAGTCACTCTTATCATAAGTATATCTAACAAAACTGCTTTCAAAAAGTTCTCTGTCTGGTTCATTATCATAAATATTAATTTGATGTATGAATCTATGAGTATTCATATAGCCAATAAGAGAATTAATTTCTTTTTTATGTTTATGAGTTAATTTGTTCTTATCTATACCATCTAAAACATATTTATTGACTTTAGCAATCATTCTTTCTTCACTACGAGGTGGTCTATATCCTTCTGTTGCAGCATTTTCATTTTCTGTATTATTGAATTTAATATTAGTAGGTATATTTTTCATGTACTCTAATACTGATCTAGTCTCCTGACAAAGATTAGTTAAAGTATCATTTTTAAAAAGTAATCTAGCTATCTCAAGGCCAGTCATTGTAATACAATTATTGCTGATAAATTCTTTTTGTTCTATTGTCAATTCTATAAGACCTTTAGCTTGATATTCGTGACTCTTCTTTGGCACAATTTGTCTTGAAGCTAAAAATAGTTTAACAGCTTTACCTTCTTTTGATCTTCCATCTAGATCATCTCTATCAAATGCAATTTTTACAAGCTCTATAAGAGAAGGTGGATTATTTGGTCTACTATTCCATTCTTGTAGTAGCTTTAATTGCTGCTCTTCAGTCAATATTAAGACTTCTTCTGACATATATTTATTATACGATATCTATCTCGCCATTATATAAATATTTTTTTACTTTTGACATTATAGATTTTTTAAGATTTTTAACTTGTTTATATCCAGCTGATCTATTCTTTTCTGAAGTTCTATATCCCATTATTTTGGCTGCTTCTTCTTCTGTTTTATGTTGAATATATACTAGGTTGTAGAATTTCCATTCTATTGGTTTTAGTACTTGTATCATTTTACCATGAATATTTTTTGCTGTTCTTTCGATATTAGTTAAATCTTCTTTCATCGAAAATACTTCTTGAGTATGATTCTCTAGTGTTACTGGAAGCTTTACATCATAAGCTGATTTTTTACTCTTTTCCCACTTAGCGTATAGTGGACAAGAGTTACATTGTTTGCCATAAATTGAACATAAATTTTCACCTTCAAATGCTGAACATTTTAAACATGGACGAGAATAGTTACCATAATTATTGCGAATTAAATTTTTAATCTGATTACTTATAATTCTATTAACCCAAGGAGCTAGGGTCTTAGTTTGATTATATAGCTTCCACTTTTTATAAATATGTATTCTTAATATTTGAGCAACATCATTAAAATCCATCCAACCTAAACTAGTTAAATGCCATTTACCACGGCGCTTGTAAATCTCGTTATCTATTTCTTGGATCTTCTCTTCAAAAGAAGCCTTTTTATTAGACATTAGCTTTTCTTAGTTTTTCTTATTGATCCAGCTTCTCTAGCAAAATCTTCTAAAACTTGTTTTTTCGATGTTTTTTTTCCAGGTTTAAAAGATCTTGATTCTCTTGGAGCATTTGATTCAGTTCCAACTATGTCTTTTAATTTTTGTCCTCTCTTTGGACGACTTTCTGCTTCTACTTCGAGGCTATCAATTTCTGGAACAGAATGTACTTCTTGATCTTGATCATAATCATCTTCGTCATCAATATAATCTTCTACATCTTCAATCCGTGCTCTTTGTGGTCTATTGATTTTTGAACTTGTTATTTTATTAATTTTGGTTGGGAAATTTGCTTTTGGTTCTTCTTTGACCATTTTAACTTCTACTGGAGCAACTTTATCAAATGACTTGCCACAAGTAGAGCAAAAAACTGGTTTTTTATCAATATATTCTGTTGGGGAGCCGCATGAAGTACAATATCTTTTCATTTATATATATTATATATAAAAAAAGATTTTATTCTAAATTATTTAATCTAACTTCTTTCCCAAGCAATATAAATCGGATTTAATCCACTTACACTTACATTTCCATTATAATTAAGATCACTAAGTCTTCCACCATCTCCAGCATTTAAACTAGAATTTGTGGCTAAAATAAAATTAAAACTATTTGGCGCAGCAGAGAAACCATATTTAACATATAAAATACCAGTATTTAAATTTTGAATAAATAATTCTTTTCTGAATGTATTTGGAGGTAATATTGTTCCATTGATTGATCTAGGTCCTGTATGCGATATACTAGAGCCATTATCATCAAGATTACTAAAGTTTAAACCTCTATAACCAGTAAAACCGACTTCTTCAATATAAACCATTGAGACGTTTTTATTAAATTCTGTATTTTGAATATTTGGCATATTTATAATTACACGAAAATTTATTGTATTTCTTCGAATTTTTCGATAATGTAAGCTAGAATATCATTTCTCATAATATCTTCACGACCGAATTTAAATGTGCATATACCCTTATCTTTGCTTTTCTTGTCATCAAAAAGATTGTATATCCTGTCGAATCCGCTATTTCTGATATCTGATTGACGAATATCTCCAATTAAAATTAATTTACTAAACTTACCCATTCTTGTGGTTATTAATAATAAATCATGTATGCTTAAATTTTGAGCTTCGTCACATATAATATAACTAGCATTAATACTTAAACCTCTTAAAAATCCTACTGGCAATCCTTTTACTCGTTCTTGTTTTAAAAGCGTTTCTACTTGATTCTTTGGTAATAATTCATGCAGTTTATCCATTAAAGGTTGAAGATAAGGATCTAATTTGCTATGAAGATCGCCTTTAAGGAATCCTAAGTTATGAGAAGAGCTTTCTACTGGATTACGAATATAAAATATTTCACCAATTTTTTTCTGATTTATTGCATTTAATGCTGCATAAACTGAAAGTAAACTCTTTGCTGTTCCTGCTGGGCCTTTACAGAATACCATCTTGGTATTTTTATCTTGAAGGAGTTGAATAAATTTCTTTTGATTATCTGTCCATTGTAATTCGCGAATAGTTAAGAACCCTTCAATTTTATCTCTTTGAGGAACAGGAACTGACTTATCTTCTTTTTGTTTATGTTTTTTAGACATGCTACTTACACAATATATTACACTAAATTATATGTATACAGTCCAAATACTATTAAATTCTTGTTCTGTTAGATTGTAGATTTTTCCATTTTGTGGTTCTATAAAAATTGGTCTAAAGTTATCTGATCCATCATCATTTTTACCATCATCAATATAAATTATATTAATTGCATGGCCACCACTTAAATTATTTTCTGCTTTAGCTACTGCCATGTAGTTAATTACTCCTACAGCTATGCCATTTGCAGTACTCTCAATAACTTGTTCGTAATATCCACAACTAAAAAGTTTAAAAGCATCAGCAAAATTATCACAATCCCATCTGTGAACCCATCTTGTTAATTTTAATGATTTTAACCATTGCCAATACTTTGGAAATAGCTCGTCTTTTACCATATCAAGTGTGGGACAAAAGTAATCCTTATCAGAAAGAACAAAATTTCTAGGAAGATTTTTGTTAGATATCCTCCAAGGCTCAATTAATTGTTGAGATGATATGATCATAGTCTATCTATTCTTGTTATGTTAATACAACCATATACTGGTTGTCCAATTTGAGCTTGAAAGTCTTCGTTTGTGAAGCTATGAGTACTTCCACGATTTTGATTTCCGCTAAAAATATCAGTTCCGCTATCTACTAATATTCGTATTGGGTCGCTATCTTCTACTGGAATTTGTAAATAATATTTACTTTCAACAGTTATAATATATTTTTGAAGTTCTGCATCATTAAGATCTACTTTTCTAACTCTAGTTTTCCACTTTTGACTTGTTGCGCTTATTGCTCCTGCTCCTTCGCCAGTATCTACTATCGTTGTAAAATTCCAGCTGCTCCAACAAGCATCAGGTTCACTACCACAAGTAAAATAAGAACAATCTCCATCTATTATTGTCACTTGAGTATTGTTATTTTCTAAAATTGTTAATTTTTTAGTAGCACTACTTTTAGTTAAACCAAAAAAGAAACTCCAATCTAATGTTTCAGAAAGTCTAATATCTAAACTCTTTGATAATGTAAGTATAAAAATTATAATATCATCATTGGGGCTCCATTGGCAGTTTTGTTGATAAGTCGTTGAAGTCCTTTCGCAACTTTCAGGACCACTACAATTAATTGTGGTGCATTGTACAGTGATGGGTGGAAGAGGGGATGGACAAGCAAAATCTGCAGCAATTGGTTCTCCAGTTTCAAATACTGTATCTTCCTCGCAGGAATTTTCTTTAGCTGTTCTTTGATAAAAATAAGATAGATTAGTGTTGCTGAACTCAGGTTCATCGCAGCCTATTGAAAAATTCTCAACTTCTCTCTGAGTAGTTGTATTATTTAATCCTATAGCAATAAGTCCAAATTCATCTACAATAAAAGAATAACTCTCGATCGAGGTTTCTGAAGCTGATAATTGTCCAAAATAACAAGGAGCGTCTTCATCCCTATAAAATCGACTCTTATTTCCAGAATAGTTTCTATTTTGATAATATGTATCACCACATAGATAACCAACAAAACCTTGAGTAGTTGTAGCTTCTATAGCTTCAAATTGAAATCTATTATTAAAAGCGCACCCTCTAGTTCCGTCCTTTATTCCTTTTATTTCTCCCATAAATTTACCTTTTAGAGTTAATATTATTAGTTATTGTGATATAGTTTTGAGCTGGCGCTAAATATAAAGCTTTGGGCGCTATAGGTTTTAATGGTTTTTTATCAATAATTTGTATTTTATTCTTTTCAATCGGCGCGATTGTTTGTTTTTTCTCTTTTATATGAGATAAAATATATAAGATTGATCCAATTATTATTGTTGTTATTAGTTTTTTATAGTCTAGTATCATATATGTATATCTTTTATTACACTAATAGTTATAAGTTACCTATATATAATAAGAGGTTTATAAAAATAAAGAGCCCGTGGATTTTTTAAGCTTTGAGATTTTTTGAATATTTATTCTATGTTATGTTTTTAAGAAAAGGGTAGGGGGATATACATATAGCTATATATAAGATAATATATTATATTTATAGGGGAGATTGATATTAGTACCCCCGCGTTTAATTTGTAACGCAGAGCGATCTCGCTTTTTCAAAAAAGGGTAGGGTTTTCTAAATAAAATAGGGGCAGGGAGGGTAGATATATATAACTAGAGTTGTAAGTCGTTGACTATCAATGAAATTTAAATGAAGAAATATCTTGTGATATTCTTATTCTGTGATAGATTAACTCTATGAAGAAAAAACTAAGTAA